TTACGATGTGCCATTAGGCAGAGTGGTTTCTAAATTCGTGCCAGCAGATGAATTAGTTGTGCCATACACTGCAACAAGTATCGAGGATGCGGAATCCGTGATACATGTCGTAAAGATGTCGGAGAACGAGTTGCGAAAGCAACAGGTTAATGGTTTTTATGTTGATGTAGATCTCTCACCTCCTAGCAACGTCGAACAGAACTCTGTCGAGAAAAAGGAAAAAGAATTAGATGGAACAAAGAAGACAGGTAAACAGGAGACCATGTTCACTCTTCTGGAGTGTCATGTCAATCTGGATCTGGAGGGCTTCGAGGATCAGGGACCCGAGGGACCGACAGGGATCAAACTACCATACATCGTTACGGTCGAGGAAGGGAGCAGAACTGTTCTCGCCATTAGAAGAAATTATGCGCCTGATGATCTAAAGAAAAATAAGATACAGTATTTTGTTCACTTTAAATTTTTACCAGGTCTAGGATTCTATGGTTTTGGATTGATACATATGATCGGAGGACTGAGCAGAACCGCAACGGCTGCTCTCCGTCAGTTATTGGATGCAGGAACATTATCAAATCTACCAGCAGGATTCAAACAACGGGGTGTTAGAGTAAGAGATGAGGCGGCTCCGATACAACCGGGTGAGTTCAAGGATGTCGACGCGCCAGGTGGTAATCTAAGAGATGCATTCTTTCCATTACCATACAAGGAACCATCACAAACATTATTAAACTTGTTAGGTGTAGTTGTATCAGCAGGCCAGAGATTTGCTGCCATCGCCGACATGCAGGTAGGTGATGGTAATCAAGCTGCTGCCGTTGGAACCACAGTTGCGTTATTGGAACGTGGCTCAAGGGTCATGAGTGCTATACACAAGAGATGTTACGCAGCCATGAAGGACGAATTCAAACTACTTGCAAAAGTGGTGTCACAATATCTGCCTCCAGAATATCCGTATGATGTCGTGGGCGGTGCGAGAAACATCAAACAGGCGGACTTCGACGACAGGATAGATGTCGTGCCTGTAGCTGATCCAAACATATTTTCTATGTCACAGAGGATAACACTCGCACAGACACAATTACAGCTCGCAACATCGAATCCACAGATTCATAATCTGTATCAGGTGTATAGGAACATGTATGAGGCGATAGGTGTCAAGAATGTGGATGCAGTTCTACCTCCGCCAGCACCGAATGTACCGATGGATCCGAGCATGGAACACATCAATGCCTTAAATGGAAAACCATTCCAAGCCTTCCCAGGTCAGGATCACAGAGCGCACATAACAGCTCACCTAAATTTTATGTCGACCAACATGGTCAGGAATAATCCTGCAATCATGGGTGCGATACAGAAAAATATATTGGAACACATCAGTCTGATGGCACAGGAACAGGTTCAATTGGAGTTCAGAGAGCAGATGCAGGAGATGATGCTGATGCAACAGATGGCTGCCATGAATCCACAGGTTCAACAACAGTTACAGGCCATGACAAATCAGATAGAATCCAGAAAATCCGTGTTGATTGCGGAGATGACAGAGGAATTCATGAAGGAGGAGAAGGAAATCACGTCACAATTCGACTCCGATCCGCTCCTAAAACTAAAATCAAGAGAGGTCGACCTACGTGCGATGGAGAATGAGCGTAAAAAAGACAACGACAAGGCACAACAGGATATTGCGAAAGCAAGATTGATGCAATCGGGCGAAAATTTTGACGAAAAACTTGAGCAGAATGAGGATCTGGCTAAATTAAGGGCTGGAGTGAGTCTCGCAAAGACTGGAATTCAGGATGCCAAGATAATGATAGACGATTAATTATGCCATTGACAGAAAAAGGTAAAAAAATTATGAAATCTATGAAGAAACAGTATGGTAAGAAGAAGGGAGAAACTGTTTTCTATGCATCCCGTAACAAAGGTGTTATAAAAGGCGTAGAAAAAACCAAAAAAAGGAGCAAAAATGCAAAAGCTTGATAAGATTAAAGAAGTTAAAGTTGCAGATCAACAAGTTGAGATAGATCCTAGATCTAAAACAACTGCTGACAAAGCATTTAACTACATTGCAACAGGAAAACCTGAGATGCCAGTCGGTGGTCAGAATAGAATGTTGCCAGAAAAGAAAAGAAATTCTAAAGCGTACTAGATCATGTGGTTCAGTGCACTTAAACTTGGCCTAAACGCGGCAACTCACATCTATAAGAAAAAACAAGAGACTAAGATGGCGATGGCTGACGCTCAACACATGCATGCATCTAAGATGGCCCGAGGGGAGAGCGAGTATCAGGGCAAATTATTAGAAGCACGTCAATCGGACTGGAAAGACGAGTTCGTGTTGCTCGTGTTAACGGCGCCGATTTTAGTGATCGCTTGGGGGGTCTTCTCGGACGATCCGGGTGCAGCAGAAAAGATAAAAATGTTCTTTGAACAGTTCCAGCAGCTCCCGGGCTGGTTCACAAATCTCTGGATCCTTGTCGTGGCGAGTATTTATGGTATAAAGGGTACACAGATTTTTAGAAACGGAGGAAAAAAATAATGCCAAATAAATATCATAGAATTGGTTTAAAAAAAGGTTCTGGTTTTCCAGACTACTCTGGTGATGGAAAAATTACCATGAGAGATATTTTGATGGGCAGAGGTGTCATTCCGAAGAAAAAGAAGAAAAAAATGATGGCTAAAAAATTTAAATCACCAATGGAAAAAGCAATAAGAGGTAAAAAAGCATAATGACTAAACTATGTCCTAGAGGTAAGGCTGCAGCGAAAAGAAAATTTTCGGTTTATCCCAGCGCATATGCGAACGCATACGCTAGTAAAATCTGTGCAGGTAAGATCAAAGATCCATCTGGAGTCAAGAGAAAAGATTTCAGAGGCAAAAAAGCTGAAGGTGGATTGATGGAGGCAACTGCAAGATTAAAAAGACAGGGTCTACGTATGGGTGGTGCGGTCTGCAAGATAGCCAAAAGAGGAATGAACAGAGACGCTATCGGAAAGAATTCTTAATGCCATGGCAAAGAACGGACTTGATAAATGGTTTGCCCAAAAGTGGGTAGACATAGGAAGTAAAAAGAAGGACGGCTCTTTTGCTAAATGTGGAAGATCAAAACAGAAAGCAGATGCTAAACGTAAATATCCAAAATGTGTCCCACTAGCTAAAGCTAGACGTATGACAGAGGGACAGAGACGATCAGCTGTGAAAAGAAAGAGAGCGGTGGCGCAGGGTGTTGGTGGCAAACCTACCAATGTCAAGACATTCGCTAAAAGAAAAAAGGCTATGGGTGGTGGTTTCATGGCAAGGAGATCCATGTATGTCTAGAAATGATTATGGACAAAGATTTGGAGAACCACAACAATATTTTGGAAATTTTCCAGATGGTAGAAAAGCATTAGCCGATGGTGGTAGAGCGAGAGATAAACAACCACCCAAAACCAAAAAGTATTTCAGATCTACAAAGTCTGGAGCAGGGATGACTAAGGCTGGGGTCGCCCGATATAGAAGAGATAATCCCGGCTCAAAACTAAAAACAGCGGTCACTGGCAAGGTCAAACCAGGATCTAAAGCTGCTAAAAGACGTAAATCGTTCTGCGCACGTAGCGCGGGACAGATGAAGAAGTTTCCAAAAGCTGCCAAAGATCCTAATTCAAGACTGAGACAGGCTCGCAGAAGATGGAAATGTTAACATGAGAAAAGCAAAAATGGGAGGTGGCATGATGAAAAGAGATGTCGCCATGAAAAAAGGTGGAAAGATCCCTCCACAATTAAAAAAATTCGTCATGGCTAAAAAGAAAAAAGCCAAGATGAAGAAGGCTAAAGCGTAATGAGAAAAGCTAAAGCTAAGATAAAAAAAGTTATTAAAGGTCTGAAGAAGGCGTCTAAGTTACACGCTGGTCAGGCTAAAACTTTAAAAGGAGTTATAGGTGGCCGATCCAAAAAAAGGAACGGGTAAAAAACCTAAAGGCTCAGGTCGAAGACTTTATACGGATGAGAATCCAAGGGATACCGTCCGTATAAAATTCGCAACACCCACCGATGCCCGAAAGACCGTTGCAAAGGTTAAAAAGATATCAAAACCATTTGCGAGAAAGATACAAATCCTAACTGTTGGAGAACAGCGTGCCAAGGTTATGGGTAAATCAAAAGTCGCTGCCATATTCAAGA